GAAGCACCTACAGCTACAGGTGTTAAAATGTAGTGAAGTTTACTTCACTCATGTAGGGAGCTTTGGCTCTCTTACACCATTTTGTTTAGCTAGGAAGATTAAGCACCTCGCCTAGCTAACCAAAGTGGTTTTTTATTTAACCACTAATCTCGATACTGCGGTATCACACAAGGAAATAAGATGATTGAATTAAACGAGAAAATAGCAAAACACGAAGCTGAGCTAGCTAAACTTAGAGCTGAAAGAGCAGAAGCAGGGACAGAAGCTAGAGAGGCAGAAGCTAAAGCTAAACAAGCTAAACTTAAAGAGGGCGAGATTGTAGCTTCATCAAATGATGAGGGTTTCACGTGGATGTGTAACGCTAACGTAAATAGCATAGTTAGACACGTAGAGTCTACAATTAACTCAGCTAAAGAAGCTATAGGAGATAACGAAATGGGTAAAGTATTATTAGCTATGGGTATCATGAAAGCTGTTCAAGAGTTTGCTAAAGAAGAAGCGAGCAAGTAATGAGCATACCCTATGAGGTAGTTCCTTTAGCTTATGCTATTAGAACTATCCACAATGACCCTGAGTTCAACGGTAAACATACGAGAGTATATTTTGATATTGAGACAGATGGACTGTATGGCGATATAATGCTAGCACAGTTCATGATGGATGGGTGGGAGTCGGCTATACTTGTAGAACGACCTGATAAAGCTGAATTAGCTAATCTAGTTGACCAAGTTAACATAGTAGCTCACACAGTAAGCTATGAGCTATCTTGTGTTGGTTTAGTTCCTGAGAACTTTGACTGTACTCATATGCTAGCTAAGCTACATTTCTTTAAAGAAGAGAAGTTTGACCTAGCTAGTGTTTATGGCTACGCATTACGCTTTGACCCTTACAACGATGTAGGGATAGATAAGAAAGTCATGCAAAGGACTAATTGGGCAGGACAGCTAACAGATATACATTATACTTATGGAGCTTTAGACGTTTACTATATGCCTGAGCTTTGGAAAGTGTTAGAAGCTACTACTAAAGACCCTAACTACGCATTAGATATTCTCACTATACGACACTGTCAAAAGATGGAGATTAGAGGCTTACCTCTTAAACCACTTAAAGGGTTATTAGCTGATACTATATATGAGCTAAATACTATTGAGAGTAAGCTACCATTTAATCCTCGTAGCTCACAGCAGGTAGCTGTGCATTTACGTATGCCTAATGGAACTGCGGCTGATAAGCTAGCTAAAGTAATTAGCTTAGGTGGCGAAAGAGCAGAGTTAGCTCAGCAAGTTAGAACAGCTAGAGAGCTAAGTAAGTATAGAACTACATATCTTAATAAGATGGTAGGTCACAAAAGATGGTATGGTCACTTTGCTCCTAGAACTAAGTCGGGTAGGTTAGCTTCAAGTGATAACAACTTGCAGAACTTGCCTCGTAAGATGAAACCTTACATAGGCTTTGAAGCTATAGACGACAGAGTTTTAGTATCAGTCGATTACGCTCAGCTAGAGCTTAGAACGATTGCGGCTATTACGGGAGATAAGCTTATGGTTAGCTTGTTTCAGCAAGGTGTGGATGTTCACGGTTATGTAGCTGAGATGCTATTCGGAGCAGGATACACTAAGCAACATAGACAGATAGCTAAGACTTGTAACTTTGCATTGTTATACGGAGCTAGTGCTAGCAAATATGCTATGATACTACTTCAAACTACGGGTATTGTTATTACAGAAGCCGAAGCTATGACACTTAAAAAGAAATGGTTATCTATCTTCAAGGGTATAGCTCAATGGCAACAGACAGCTATTAAGTCATGGAGAGCAGGTAACTATTGGTTTACTCCTATGGGTAGAAAGTACAAAGCTAAGCTTATGACCGACTTTATGAACATTCGTAATCAAGGTGCAGGTGGTGAAGTAGCTAAATTAGGTTTTAACTACATATCTAAAGGCTTTGACTTTGAAGATAGCTACCTTATTAACTTTGTGCATGATAGCTTTTTAGCTGATTGTCCAAATGACCCTAAGATATATGAAGCTGTAGCTGAGCTATTCGCTGATAGTCTTCAACAGAGTTGGGCTGAGTATGGTAAAGTAGTAGACCTACGTGGTATTCCGATGCCAGTTGACGTAGGAGTTGCTCTTGATTGGGCTAACGCAGATGGCATGACAGATGAGTGCCTATTTAAAATAGAGAGGGTAGCGTAATGAAAAAGAGATTTAAAAGTAACCTAGCAGAGACTTGTGGAGATGGTGCAGTTAATGTACCTAAGAAAGAGCTAATTGCTAGAGCTAAACAAGAGATAAAGCATAATAAAGCTAGACTTAAAACTTGTAAAAAGTACATGAATACACTCAAAGATATGACAAGCGATTATGACTATCATCAAGAGAGCTTAAACACTCTAGTAGGTAATGTATGTATGCAAATAGATAGATTAGAGGGTTACATTGAACAAACAGAAGATATACTAGCTAAACTTAAAGGAGCTAAGTAATGTCTAAGTTCACTAAAAAGCCCGTAACAATAGAGGCTGTATTATTTGATGGTACTAATGAATTAGAGGTAGCTGACTTTATAGATGGTGCTTATGGACTTGGGATATTCACTGATGAAAAAGATGATTTTACAATAACTTATTTAGTTATAGAGCCATTAGAGGGAAACCACAAAGCTGATATAGGAGATTATATTATAAAAGGTGTTCAAGGAGAATTTTACCCTTGTAAACCTGATATATTTAGAGCTACATATACACATGAAAATGGAGAGGAGATTTAGATGAAACATTGGGAATTAACAGAGCCGATAGTGGACTACGAACATAGTAACAATAACGCAGGTGGGCTATATAAGGGTAAGAAAGTTCTTAGACCTAGCTCAATAGATAGCTTTATTCGCTGTCCGTATAGCTTCTATAAGCAACAGCTATTAGGAGAGTATGGAGCACCTAACTCAGCTAGTCAAGTTGGAACAGCTCTACACGCAGTTATGGAAGACGTAATTGTAGCTCAATTAGACCCTGAGCTAGAGAACTACACAGTAGATGATATGCAACGTGCAGGTATGAAGCATTGGAGACAGCTAAATGAGAAAGCTGATATTCAATATCATGGTGACCAAACGTATCAGTCTATGGCAGATGATTTATATGCAGGTGTTCTAGGGCTAGAGCAAGCTCTAACTTGTATCTCAGCTACAGCCGCAGAGGGTAGATACTCAGTTAAGATACCTGAGCATCCTATCTTTGGAGCTATGAGTGGTTCATTGGATGTTGAAGAGGGTAATGATGTAGTGGACTTGAAGTTCACAGGTAAAAAGAAGTCTAAGGTAGATGACTATATCTTACAGCAGTCTACTTACGTGTGGCTAAAACAGATTAACGGTCAAGATGCTAAGAAGTTTAATATACTTAATGTAATTAGACCTACTAAAGCTCGTAAAGCTAAAGCTGAGAAAGATGGCGAGGAACTTGTAGCTGATTGGCACATTATGGAGGGTAAGCCTAACATACCATACGTTAAACATTGGGTAGATATTATCCTTAACAAGACAGAGCAGTACGCTAAAGACCCTACACCTGAAAATGCTGAGCTATTATTTCAAGGTACAAGTCCTAGTAATAGCTTCTTATGTAATAATACATGGTGTAGCCACTATGATACATGTCCTCATGTTAAAGCTCTCAGAGACGCTGAGCAGTTCGAGGAAGTTGAGCTATTCGGAGCTAAGTAATGGATGAGCCTAAATGGAAGTTGGCGGAAGCTATACAAGCTATTTTAGATAGTGGGGTCACTCCCACTGAGCTTAGCCATGAGCTAGGTTTTCAAGATACAAGTATGGTTTACCGCTACAAAAATGGTAAAACTAAAAGTATGGGTCATATTAAAGCTCTTGTAGTATATAAAGAGTATGATATGCTCTTAGAAGAGTATGATAGCTCAGAACAACTTATTACTTTAGCTAACAAAGAGCTAGCTAAGGGTGGTAAAGATATAGATAAATGTGGTCACTTATTAGATAAGCTAATAATCATAGCTTCTTATAAAGGAAGTGACTTAAGAAGCAAGCTATTACAATTTATAGCTGATTATGATAGGAGGAGCTAACTATGCCAAGCGGAGAAATTAGAGATTCAATAGCTTTAGAGAAACAAGTTGGCGGTAGACACTATAAGAAGCACGCTATCCAGCCGTGGCACATTGTAGATGAGTACGAGCTTGACTTTTATTTAGGTAATGTAGTTAAGTATGTACTTAGAGATAAGGGAGCTAAGATTGAAGACTTAGAGAAAGCTGTACATTACATAGAGCGTAAGATTGAGATACTCAAAGAGAACCCTAATCAAGTTAAGATGGACTTTGACAAGCTTAACGATAAAG